AGTGGGCAGGCGAACTGCTCAAGAAGTTCATCAGCCGCCGGGCGGGGGTCGATCAATGAACGCCGATCTGCTGCTGGTCATCCAGGCCGTGGCCACCGTCATGGCCATGTTCAGCATAATTTGTCGCGCCGCGAAGATGACACACGAGACACCCACGCCGGTGCGCATGCAGCACCTGGTGATGTTCGCCGGCTTGAGCTTCAGCCTGGTGCTGCCGGCGCTGGCCGGCAAGACGGCGCTGGTGCTGGCGGTGCTGGCGTGGCTGACGCTATCGGCGCAGCGGTGGCGCCACGGCGTGCCCGAAGGGTTGCAGGCGAGCGACTGATGCTGCTGACGCCCGAGCCGAACGTGCCGGACACGCTCACGGCGGAGGTGGCCGGCGCGGATGGTGGCAAGGCAGTCGCGGCGATGTGCAGCGACGGCGAAGCCGCGAACCTCTGCGTGCAGGACAGGACGCGGTCCAGCATGGCCTGTGTCGCTCTGAACCAGGCCGGATGGTCCGCGCTGCGGGATCTGGCCGACGAGATGGTGCGCCAGCTGGCGCCGAAGGAAGCCCATGGCCATGATCACTGAAGATGGCACCGGACGGGCAGACGCTGAGAGCTTCTGCAGCCTGGCCGATGCGACCACCTATCACGCAGCCATGGGCAACGCCGCCTGGGCGGCTCTGGCCACGGACGCGCTGCGCGAGCAGGCGCTGCGCCGGGCGACGGTCTACATGGGCCAGACCTACCGCCTGCGCTGGGCCGGCTACCGCAGGACCGACACCCAGGCGCTTGACTGGCCGCGCCATAACGTACCGAAGCCGGACACGAGCGATGGCCGCTTCGTGGCTTACTACAGCGAGACCAGCGTGCCCACCGAAGTCCGCAACGCCTGCGCCGAGCTGGCGCTCAAGGCTTCGGCCGGCGAGCTGCTGGCCGACGTCGGGCAGGCCGTGACCGAGCGAACCGTCGGCCCGATCACCACCAAGTACGCGGCCGGCAGCGTGGCGGTCAAGCGCTACATGGCCGTCGACCGCTTGCTGGGACCACTGCTGGCCGACGGGGGCAGCTCGAGCGCGCTGCGGCTGGTGCGCGCATGACCGTCATCGCCTGGGATGGCCGCACGCTGGCGGCGGACAAGCGCAGCGACTACGGCGGCTGCATCAACGTGGTCACGAAGATCTTCCGCGCTGGCGACTGCCTTGTCGGCGGCGCTGGTGAGCTGTCGTTCATCCTGGCTGTTGTCGAGTGGGTGCGCAATGGGCGCGACGCGGCGCAATTCCCAGCCCACCAGCGCGACAAGGACGACTGGCAGCCGGTGCTGGTCGTTGAACCCAGCGGCCAAGCCGTGGTGTATGAGCGCACCCCGTACCCGATCCGGTGGGAACAACGCTTCGGGGCCATCGGCAGCGGCAAGCAGTTCGCGCTGGCCGCTATGCACTTGGGCAGGACCGCGGCCGAGGCGGTGGCGGTGGCCAGCCACTTTTGCCCCGGCTGTGGCAATGGCTGCGACACGCTGGAGCTTGGCGCATGAGCATCGATTACACCGAGATTGCCGCCGGCGCGCTGGAGTCCCTGCAGGAGGCTGGCGCGGCCGCCACGCTGAGCGTGCCGGGTTCTGGCACCTACGATCCGGCCACTGGCGCGGCCAATTACTCGCCGGCCAGCTCCAGCGCTGTCGCTGTGCTTCTGCCGCCGGGCGCCATGAAGGGCACTGGCATGGAGTTTTCGACCGACGTCACGGCACGTGCACAGGCCTGGATGCTTATGGCCGCCTCGGGCCTGGCCGCCACACCGGTGCCGGGTTGCACGGTGCTGTTTGGTGGCACGACCTACAGCGTGATCGGTGCCGACACGCTCAAGCCGGCCGGGGTGGCGGTGCTGCACGGCCTGGCGCTGGTGGTCGGCTGATGGCCACCGGCGGCGCCTTCGTCGGCCCTGGCCGGCAGAACCGGTTCGCGCTGGACGTGCGCGCCTTCGTGGAGAAGGCCAAGGGCAACACCGATGTCGTCATCCGCAAGGTGGCTGTCGAGATGCTCGACCGCATCGTCGACCGCACACCGGTGGACACCGGCCGGGCCCGGGCGAACTGGCAGACCACGGTCGGCAACGCGGCCTTCAGCCCGGTCGACAAGAGCGACCCGAGCGGCAGCAGCGCAAAGGCGGCCGGCGGTGCTGTCATCGCCTCGATGAACCTGGGCGCCACCGTGTGGCTGTCCAACGCGCTGCCCTATGCGCTGCGGCTCGAGTACGGCAGCAGCCAGCAGGCTCCGGCCGGCATGGTCCGCGTGACCGTGGCCGAGTTCCAGGGCCTGGTGGCCACCCTTGCAGGACAGGTGAACCGATGAGCATCCGAGCCCTGCGCGCCGCCCTGGAAGTGGCGCTGAACAGCATCAGCCCCTCGCTGGCCACCCAGTTCGAGAACGTGCCATTCACGCCGACTGCCGGCACCGCCTACCAGCGGGTGAACCTGTTGCGCGCTACCCCGGAGAACCCGGCCATCGGCGCCGGCATGCACCGCGACATCGGCGTCATGCAGGTGACGCTGTGCTACCCGATCGGGCCCGGCCCGCAGAACGCCGAGACTCGCGCCGAGTCAATCCGCACCGCCTTCTCCCGCGGCGCATCTTTCACCAGCGGCGCCGTCACGGTGCACATCACGAACACGCCCACTGTCGGCCCGGCCTACATCGAGGCCGATCGCTACTGCGTGCCGGTGTCGATCCGGTATCACGCCAACGTCTTCCCCTGACCGGCTCGGGCCGGCAGTCGCTTCCTGGCCGCCTTCGGGCGGCTTTTTCGTGCCTCCGCGCGGCAGGTCCGCGCCACCTTGAAAGGGTCCATCATGACCATCGCAGAAATTGCCAGCCGCAAGATCACCATCGGCAAGCAGAGCGCACTCGGCACGCTCGCACTCGTGGGCGCCGGCATCGCGCTGAACTTCCGCCCGTCGACGGCCATGGGCCTGTCGAAGGAGTCGTTCACCTCCGACAGCATCCGCACCGACCAGCAGCGCAGCAACCCGCGCCACGGTCTGCGCCGCGGCCAGGCCACCATTGACCAAGAGCTGCAGATGGCCGGCCACAAGGACCTGATGGCCGCCGCACTGCGCGCCGCCTGGGCTGCCAGCATCACCACCACGGCGCTGACCACCATCGGCATCAACGCCACCACCCGCACGATCAGCCGCGCCTCGGGCAGCTTCATCACCGATGGCTTCTGCGTGGGCGACATCGTGCGCGCCAGCGGCTTCGCGGCCAGCGCCAACAACGGCAAGAACTTCCGCCTGGCCACGGTCTCGGCGCTGTCGATGACCTACCACGCCGACACCTGGCTGACCGGCATCACGACCGAGTCGGCCGGCGCCAGCGTGACCATCACCGTGCCAGGCAAGAAGCTGCAGATCCCGAGCAGCAGCCACACCAAGGACTACTTCACGATCGACGACTGGCACCCGGACGTCTCCAACCAGACTTCGATCAAGGATGCCGTGGTCAACACCATGGCCATGGACATCGCACCCGGCGCGCATGCCCAGGTGTCGTTCGGCCTGATCGGCACCGACGCCACGCCCACCGGCACCAGCCAGTACTTCACCACCATCGCCGCCGCGCCGACCGGCTCGCTGCTGGCTGGCCCGAACGGCCTGCTGCGGTACAACGGCACCGACTCGGCGGTGGTGCAGCAGCTGCAGATCAACCTCGACAGCGGCGCCGACGTCCGCGCGGTCATCGGCTCGAACAAGTCGCCCGACGTGTTCCGCGAGTCGGTGACCATCACCGGCAGCATGTCGGCGCTGTTCGACAACGCCAGTGGCGGGGCCCTGGCCAACTTCGACGCCGAGACCGAGGCGCCGCTGTACCTGTACCTGTTCGCCGATGCGACCGCCACCAGCGAGTTCGTCATCATCAAGCTGCCCAGCGTCAAGGTGATGGGCGCCGACAAGAGCGCCGACGGCCCGGCCATCCAGCTGAGCGGCGACCTGTCGATGGGCAAGCTGGCCAGCGGCACGGCGCTGGAAACCACCGCCATGGTGATCGTCGACTCGCAGGTGTCCTGATGGACATCGGCAAGCTGAACATGGCCGACCGCGGCAACGCGGGCGCCTGGATCGACATCAAGGGGCCGGACGGTTCGCCGACCGACATCAGGGTCCACATCCGGGGCGCTCGCTCCGATGCGGTGCGCCTGGCTGTCGAGCGGCACCAGCAGGCGGTGGCAGAAGCGGTGCGCGGGAAGCGCCCTGACTTCGAGGCCCTGGAGAAGACGCGCGACGCTGAGCTGGCGGCCGCGGCGGTCATCGACTGGACTGGCATGGAGGAGGGCGGCCAGCCCTTGCCGTGCACGCCCGGCGAGGCCCGCCGGCTGCTGACCCACCCGGGTTACGACTGGCTCGCCGCGCAGGTCTTCAACGCGGCCCAGGATGCGGCGGTTTTTCTGACGCCCTGACGGCTGGCCTGTGCGCGCATGTCGCTGCGGTGCAGCGGCTGCACGTGCCAGACGCTCAGGGCAGAACCCGCCTGGCCGTCCTGCTGCAGTTCGCTGAGCGCACCGGCACGCGCCACCCCGACCTGGATGTGCCAGAGCCCCACCCGGCCCTGGCCTACCTGGTCGGCTGGTGGCGTGAGCTGCACGGCCGCCGGCCGGACATCCACTCCCCTCTGTCCCATCAGGAAATCGCCGCCTGGGCGCATCTGACCGGCCGGCGCCCCACCTTCAACGAGGTGGACGCGCTGCGCCGCATGGATGACGCCTGCCTTGCCGTCCACGCCGAGGCCGCCGAGAAGCGCGCAGCCGAGGCCGCCAGAAAGGCCAGCAAATGACCGACATCGCATCCCTGCGGGTGGCCATTGAGACCGGCGATGTGCGCCGGGCCAATGCCGAGCTCGACAAGCTCGAACGCGCCGCCGGCAGGAACACCAGCGCCGCCAGCTCACTCGGCGGGGCCTACGGCAAGCTCGGCGGCATTCTCGCCGGCGTCAGCTTCGTGGCCACCGGCCGCGAGGCGATCAAGCTCGCCGACACCTACGCCAGCATGACCGCCCGCCTGGGCCTGGTCACGCGCGGCACCGACGAGCTGACGCGCGCCCAGCGTGATCTGCTGACCGTTGCGCAGCAGACCCGCATCGGTCTGGTGCAGACCGCCGACCTCTATGGTTCGCTGGCGCGCAATGCGACGCAGCTGGGCGCCAGCCAGAACGAGGTGATTGCTGTCACCCGCACGATCAACCAGGCGCTGACCATCTCGGGCACGAGCGCGACCGGCGCGGCCGCGGCGCTGGTGCAGCTGAACCAAGCCTTCGCCAGTGGCGTGCTGCGTGGCGAGGAGTTGAACAGCGTGCTGGAGCAAGCGCCGGCCCTGGCCCGCGCCATTGCCGACGGCCTGGGCGTGCCCATCGGCCAGCTGCGCAAGCTGGGCGAGGAAGGCAAGCTGACGGCGGACAAGGTGTTCGCCGCGCTCCAGAAGTCGTCAGGGTCCATCCAGTCGGCCTTCGAGAAGATGCCGCTGACCGTCGGCCAGGCCACCACCCAGGCCGGCAACAGCGTGCTGGTGCTGGTCGGGCAGATCGACCGCCTGGTGGGTTCGACCAGCGCGATTGCCGGATTCGTCTCGGCAGCTTCGTCGCGCATCGACAGCCTGGGAGAGGCCTTCAGGCTGGCCGGCATTGAAGGGCGCAGCTTCTGGTCGGTGGTGGTCGGGCGCTTCCAGGGCTTTGCCGGCGGACCCGAGGAGCGAATTGCAGCCGTCACGGCGCGCATCACCGAACTACAGGACAAAGCGTCAGGTGGGTTCTGGCAGAAGCTGGGCATCGACAACACGCCGGACACCGCCCAGCTCCGCGCGTACAACGCCGAGCTGGAAAACCTGAACAAGGTGCTCAAGGCGCTGCGCGGCGAGGCCAACCCGTCCGATGGCAGCTACGAGTCGCTCGAGGCCCGTCGCCTCAAGGGCCTGCCGAATCCGCCGGACAAGCCCAAGGGCGGCAAGTCCGACCCATACGGCGACGAGCTCAAGAGCCTGCGCGAACGCCTGGTGCTGGTGGGCCAGAACACCGAAGCCGACAAGCTGGCCGCGCAGATCAGCATCGGAAAGTTCGGCCAGATCAATGCAGGCCAGCAGTCGGCCCTGCTGGCGCTGGCTGCCGAGATTGACCGGCGCGAGTCGAACGTGCGCCTGCTGCAGGAGGAAGGCTCTGCACGCGAGGCAGCCAGCCGGCTGGCGCAGGCCTCGCTGGCTTCGTCGCTGGCCGAGACCCAGCGCCTGATCGACGGCAACCAGGCGTTGCGCGACGAGATTGAACTTCTAGGCGCGACGGCTGACGCAAAGACGGCCATCGAGGTGGCCCGCACCAGCAGCGCCCGCGCCCTGCTGGAGGAGCGTGCCGCCATCCTTGCCAACGTCGAAGGCAACGAGGCCGAGCTGCAGTCCCTGCGCCAGCAAATCGAGCTGCTGCGCCAGCGCGAGGGCCTGCTGACCCAGCGCCAGGACCGGCAGAACTTCCTGGAGCCGGTGAAGGACCTGCCGAAGGATGCCGCGAACGAGACCTACACCTCGGTGCGCGACGCGCTGGCCGCTGCCTTCAGGGACACGAAGAACCCGATCAAGGCCTTCGCCGAGGGCCTGGGCAATGCCATCTTCAGCCGCGTGACCGCGCGCCTTGCCGACGCAATGGCCATGCAGCTTGTGGGCAGCACCGGAGGCGGTGGGTTGTTCGGCACCCTGCTGAGTGCGGCCGGCAGCCTCTTCGGGGGCGGCGTTCCGGTGGGCAATGGGACCGGCGCGACGGGTGACTTCGCTCGCTTCGACCGGGGGCTGGCTACCGGCACGAACTATGTGCCCTACGACGGCATGAAGGCCACGCTGCACGAGGGCGAGGCGGTCATTCCAAAGCGCTACAACCCGGCCGCCGGCGGCTCTCCGATGGGCGGCACTCGGGTGGTGCTGACCTACGCGCCAAACGTACGCATCGACGCGCGCACCGATCAGGCCCAGGTGCAGCAACTGGTGGCCCAGGCCAACGCCGAAGGCCAGCAGCAGATGCTGCAGCGCCTGGCAGACATGGGGGTCCTATGAGCATCATCACGCCATCCGACACCGCGCTCGGCTACCTGTCGCAGCTCACCATCGGCCAGCAGCGCTTCGACATCTCGGAGCTCAGCGACACCACCGGGCACACTGCCACGCGCCTGGGAGGTCCGCCGCGGTGGACCGCTGCCCTGCGCACGCTCGATGCCATGGAGCCCGAAGTCTCGGCGCTATGGAAGGCCATCGCGGTGCAGCTGCGCGGGCGCGTCAACCATCTGGCGCTGCACGACGTCACGCAGCCGCAGCCGCGAGGCCTGGCGCGCGGCACACTCACCCTCGCGTCGACGGCCGCTGCCGGCGCCACGTCGCTGAGCTTGATCGGCGCAGTGAACACCTCCGGCCAGAGCTTGGCCAGCTTCGAGACGGACAGCAACGCAGACGGCCGAGCCGATGGCGTCACGGCCTACAGCCAGGGCACGACCGGCACCGTGACCTACATGCGCAGCACATCCCCCATCGTCGACGGGGCCTACAGTCAAACGGTCAGCGCCACCGGTGTGGGCACCGGAGCCGGCGACCGGGCCGGCTTCAGCTTCGACTTCATCGGCGTGCTGTCGGGCGTCAGCCAGACCATCAGCGCGGCGGTGTGGGTGCGCGGCACCGTCGGCGTGCAGGCAACGATCATCATGCAGGCGCTCAATGCGGCCGGCGCGGTGGTGGACACCGCGCAGACCACCATCACGCTGTCCCTGAGCTTCCAGGACCTGGTGGCGAGTTCCCTGGTGCCTTCTGGCTCGGTGAGCGTGCGGGCCACCTGCTACATCGGCGACAGCACCATCGGCGTGACAGCAGCCTTCGGGGACTTCGACGCCCTGCAGATCAGCCCGGCCAGTAGCCGCACTACCTACGTCGGGCGGCCGACGTTGCTGCAGGGCGACTGGATCCAGGTCAGCACCGGCGTCGGTTCGCACTACTGCATGGTGGCTGGCGACGCACAGGCGACCGATCTGGGTGGCCTGACCGTCAGCATCGAACCGCCGACCCGCAAGTCGTTCGCCAGCGCCACCGCCGTGGCCTGGGACAAGCCGAAGGGGCACTACAAGCAGCGGCCCGACTCGCTGTCGTGGTCCGGTGCCGCCGGCAGCGCCATGGTCGGCGGCTTTGCGCTCGACCTCATGGAAGACTGGACCGCCTGATGCTCACGCTCGACTCTTCAGCCCAGGCCCAGATCGAGGCCAGCGTTCGCGGCGTGCAGTGGCTGGTGGCGCTCGACTTCGCCAGCGGCATGGTGCGCTACACCACCAACTCGGTCGACATCACTTCCGGTGGCTACACCTGGCTGGGCTTTGGCTCGCTGGTCGCCGTGGACGGCGTGCGCGAGTCTGAAGACGGCGCGCCGGGCGATGTCACGCTGGGCCTGTCGCTGGTGAGCACCGCCATGCTGGCCGCCGCCATCGGCAACGTCGAGAACTACCGCAACCGCGCGGCCCGCCTGTCGCTGCAGCTGATCGGCTCCGACTTCCAGCCGGTGGGCGCACCAGTGGCGCGGTGGGCCGGCTACATGAACAAGGTGCGGATCAAGCGCAACACCAGCAAGGACGGCGGCAGCTCGGGAAGCATTCAGATGGTGTGCAGTCGGGCCAATGCCAACAGGTCGCGCGCTGCCACAGGCCTGCGCCACACGCATGCCCAGCACGTCGAGCGCTTCGCAGGTGACAACGGCTTCGGGTACATCCAGACGCTGATCGAGAAGCCTGCCGTCTGGCTGACCAAGCGCTTCCAGCAGCGCTGACCATGGCGCAATCCATCGCAGCCTGCCTGAGCACGTACCTCGCCACCCGCCCTGCGTTTGACTGGCAGCGCATGAACTGCGCCCAGTTCGCCGCGGCGTGGGTCCACCAGCGCGAGCGCGTCGAACTGTTCGTGCCGGGTGTCTCGGGCAAGGTCGAGTCGCTGCGCGTGCTGCGGCGCCTGGGTGGCAGCCTGCGCGCTGCCGTGACTGCGCAGCTGGCCCGCGATCCGGTGCCGCCTTCTATGGCCCGGGCCGGCGACGTGGTGCTGGTCGAGCGCGACGGCGGGCAGACGCTCGGCATCTGCGCAGGACGAACAGCGGCCGTGCTCACAGCCTCCGGCGTCGCCCATATCCCCATGCAGGAGGCCCTGGCCGCCTGGCACATCGAGGCAGCACCATGCGCCACACCCTGACCAAGATCGCTACCGCCTGCGCGCTGCTGGGCCTGCCCGCTGCGGCCCAGGCCGACCCCATCTCGCTGATCGCCATCGGCGCGAACTTGGGCTTCACCGGCACGGCCGCCCTGGTGGCCGGCGCCATCTCGGCTTATGGCGGCTATGCCCTGCTGGCCCTGAACATCTACGGCGGCATCGACGCCAGGCGCCGCGCAAAGGCTGCTCAGCGCGAGGCCACGCGCCGCTACAACGCCAGCGTGACGGATCGCAGCGTGTCGCTGCTGCAGGGCACGCCTGCCTGGCGCATCGTCTACGGCGAGTGCATCACCGGCGGCAACGTGGTGGCCATCTTCACCAGCGACAAGACCACCGTCAGCAGCGGCGGCGCCGCGGCCACCAAGCCGGACGGCCTGAAGCACATGGTCATCCTCATGGCCTCGCACGAGGTCGAGGCGCTGGGCGACCTCTACATCGACGGCGTGAGCCTGGGCACGCTGGATGGCAGCGGCTACAGCACCTCCAGCGACTGGACCACGGGCGCGGCTGAAAAGCTGGTGACCGTCACCTTCAGCAGCACCACCACGCTGACTGCCGCGGCCACGTCCATCGTCAGTGCCACCACGCTGGGCGACCAGGCCAACACCTGGGACATCGACCGCACTGTGGCCATCAGCGGCGGTGGCCTGACCCTGACCGTGACCGATGGCCTCGGTAGCGGCCCGGTGACCGTGGTCTACAAGACCACCGTCAACCCCGCAGTGATCCGGGTGCAGAAGCACCTGGGCAGCGACTCCCAGACCGTCGACACCTACCTCAACGGGGTGAAGCCCACCGAATGGGACAGCAGCCACCGCCTGCGCGGCTGCGCCTACCTGGTGGTGACGCTCGATCTGGAAGATCCGCGCTTCCAGGGCGGGCCGCCGAACCTGACGTGCCGCGTCAAGGGCAAGAAGCTCTACGACCCGCGCCTGGACAGCACCAACGGCGGAAGCGGCAGCCACCGGTACGCCACGCCCAGCACCTGGGAATGGAGCGACAACCCGGCACTGTGCACGCGGGACTGGATCGTCGGTGAATACGGCATGGCCAGCGACAACGCGGACATCCTGGATGCCTTCACCATTGCCGCGGCCAACGCCTGCGACGTGAGCATCGCCATCGACATCGGCGGCGTGGGCTCAACCGATCGCACGTACCGGTGCAACGGGGTGGCCACGACCGAAGATGCCCGCGAGGCGGTGCTCGACAAGCTGGCCGACAGCATGGCCGGCTTCGCCATCTACGGTGCACAGTGGCAGATCCTGGCAGGCGCCTGGACAGCCCCGGTGATGGACCTGACTGATGACGACCTCGACGGGCAGATCGAGGTGATCCAGGCCGGCGCCGGGATCGACGAACTGTTCAACGGCGTGCGTGGCACCTACATCGGCGTCGACAGCGCCAGCCCGACCGACTTCGAGCCGTACCAGAACAGCACCTTCGTCACGGCCGATGGTGAAGCGCTCTGGCAAGACATCGGCCTGACGTTCACCAACAGCAAGCCCCACTGCGCCAACATCGCCCGGGTTCTGGTCGAGCGAGGCCGAAACAGTCAGGTCATCCAGTACCCGGCCAAGCTGCGCGCCTGGCCGCTGCAGATCGGCGACCGTGTCACCGTCACCAGCGCCGAGTACAACATCACCACGCCGAAGACCTACCGCGTCACCGACTGGCAGTTCGGCCTGTCTGCGCCAGTCACTCTGGCGCTGCAGGAGGATGCGGCAGACGCCTACGACCTGGTGGACGCGGTGACGGCGGACCCCACGCCCAACACCAACTTGCCGCCGCCGTGGCTGGTGGAACAGCTGCAGCTGGGCACACCGCAGAGCGGCACCGACCACCTTATCCGCGCCAGCGACGGCACGATCACGGCGCGTGTGTGGGTGCCCTGGCTGCCGCTGACCGGGGCCTACCTGCAAGACGGCCTGGGCCGCGTGGTGGTGCGCTGGCGCCGTGTGGGCGCCGACGCTGACTGGCAGCAGGTGCAGGCCGATGCCGCCGATGCCGGCGTGTACCTGCTGGGCGTGCAGGACGGTGACCGGCTGGTGATCGAGGCCTGGGCGGTCAACGATGGCGGGTTCCGCGGTGCGGCTGCCGTGGCCACGCACACTGTGGTGGGCAAGACCGAGCCGCCGGCTGATGTCGACAACTTCACGGTCATCGAAGGGGCAGCCTTTGGCCGCGCCTACTACTGGGACTTCGCCACCATCACGCCTGACCTGGCCGGTTTCTCGGCCCGGTACGTCGACAGCACCGTGACAGCTGCGTGGGAGGCCATGACGCCGCTGTTTGAAGCAGCCAGGCTTAACCGCAGCTTCAGCGGGCAGGTGCCTGGCGACGGTGAATGGACCATTGGCATCAAGGCTTTCGACACCAGCGGCAACGAGTCGGTCAATGCCACGTACATCACAGGCTTGTTCGACCAGGGCGGCTTCGACCTGCCGATGCTGGCCGTGGATGCCGGCGCCCTGGGCTGGCCCGGCACCAAGACCGGGTGCGCGGTGGTCAGCTACTACCTGGCCGACGCCGGCACGCTGACCTGGGACACCATTCCCACCACCTGGGATGCCTGGGCCGATTGGGCCGGCCCGAGTGCATCGCCCATCGTGTACCAGCACAGCGTGGTCGACGTGGGCAGCACGCTGACGCTGCGCATCCGCGCCGGCCATGTGGCCAGCGGGTCGGTGGTGACCGAGTACCAGTCCAGCACCGACAACATCACCTACACCGCCTGGGCTGCCCTGCCGTCAGGCACCTTCAGCGCCCGCTACGTGCGCGTGCGCTGGACCATCACCGGCGCCGAACCGATCCTGTATCGGGCGCGGTTCACCCTGTATTCGTGAGGACCACATGGCCGACATCTCTACCACCAACCTCGACGCCGGCGCAGACAGCCCGCGGTTGGCCCGCACCGAGCTGCTGGCCACGGTGCAGCGCGTCAATGACCTGGCAGCAACCACCAGCGGCAAGGGGTCCGAACTGGTGGCCGACATCGAGCCGGTGACCGGCGCGGTGGCTATCAACCTGCGCAAGTACATCCTGGATAGCGGCCAATACAGCGTGATGGGTTTTGTGCCTGATGCGTCCAAGGCGGCCATTCGCGCAAAGACCAGCACAACCGACATCAGCGCCTATGTGCAGGACGCGCTGGACGCGGCCATCGCTGACGACCGGGGGTTGATGTTTCCGCGTGGTCGGTACGTGGCGCCAGGCCTGGTGGTCAACAGCTACAGCGGCAGCGGGCTGCGCATTGATGGCGCTGGCGCTGTCATCCGCCTGGGCGCCAATGAAACCGGGCTTTCGATCATCGGCAGCGAGCGGGTGTATCTGGGCCGTGGCCTGCGGTTCGACAGCACGGCCGCCAGCGGCCTCAGCCAGATCGGCGTGCTGGTCACCAACAGTGCGCGGCTGGAGATCGCCGGGGAGTATGAGCTGCTGACCTACGGGGTCCAGGTGGCCAGCACCAA